TTTGGAGCTATCATTGTGATGTGTACAGGAATCTCCTTAACCGGATGGTTCGCTGGATGGCTTCAAAGGAAAATTAACCCAACCCCTGCTCAAAAGAAAGCAATGAATAAGATGAAAGTTGTGGAAAATGGTGATGATGATGAAGTTGAGCTAGTCGAGAGAAATCATGAAGGATTGACACCCGAGAAGAGAATACGACATGCTCATATCTGCGATTGTGGTAAAGTGTTTATTCACGACCACATTATTAGAACACCTGAGGAAAACGAACATTACCATAAGACCTATCCTAACTCGATGCGTTGCAAGGCGTGCTGGATTCCCGAAGATACTGAAGGAAGTGTGCCAAGTGGAGATGAAAAGACTGCTAAATTACAAAAATTGAATTTGAAAACTGAAGGAAGTGTGCCTTCTGGTGATGAAAAGACTGCGAAATTGGCAAAATTGAAACTTAAAACAGAGATGGCCGAAATTGAAGGATGCAATGATCAAAATGCGATGGATTTGTATACCCACAGAATTAGACCTGCAATTAACCGAATTTATAAAGGAACTGCATGGGTACATTATTTGATGATCCACAATAGAATTATGTTGATTCCCGCCCACTTTACACGAGGATTGAAGAATGGATATCCAGTGACGATGATGATGAGAGGAATCCCTCATGAGTTTGAATGGCAAATGGAGAGATGCACGAAATTAGTTAAGAAAACATCTGAGAGTGGACTTGATTGCTATGAAGATTGGTGTTTGTATGAGTGCCCTGCGACTGTGCCTGCTGGAGGAAGAATGTTGAGTAATGCGTTTGTGAATGAGGATGACTTGAGTAAATTAGAGACTACGAGTGCTATGTTAGTGACTAGATCTATGGATGGAGAGTTTTTGCTCAAGTATGTAACTGCTAGATTAGGAGTTGAGACTGTTGCGCGTGATGTGAAAGTTGTTGATGGACGAACGGAGATTGAATTTTATTTGTCCGCGAAAACATGGCACTATGATGCCCCGACCGCGAAAGGCGATTGTGGCGGAGTGCTAATAGCATTGAATCCGTATACGACTGGAAAGATCTTAGGAATGCACGTAGGAGGAATGAAGAATAATACTGGATACTCAGTTTTGATCACGAGGCAGATGCTTTCTCAAAAGCAGATGTCGATGACTGAATTATTACCTGTGTCTGGAATTGTTTACCCTGATGTACAACAAACAACCGGAGAGGATTTACACCCTATTCCCTACGGAGAACGGATTTTAGTGACTGGAAAGTGTTTGAATGGAGAGAGTGTGCACCAAGCTGAGAAGACGACCTTAGAACCAAGTGTGATACATGAGATGATCTACCCCAAAATTAGTGAACCAGCTGTTTTGTCAAAGAGAGACCCCCGAACCCCACCCAATTGGGATCCATTAGAAGAAGGGCTTCAAAAATACAATGTTACTTCTCGAGACTTTCCCCAAGCAATTTTACAAAAAGTATTAGAACATAAAATTGAGAAGAACAAGTTTGCATCAATTGGATTTAAACGACGAATTTTAACTGAAGATGAGACGATTAATGGAATTGAAGGTGAGGAATTTTATGATAGAATGAATATGCAAACTTCTCCAGGATGGCCCTACACAAATTTGAGAAAACCTGGAACAACCGGAAAATTAGGATTCTTTGAACAAATACCTGGAACTGACAATTACAGCATCAGAGATGACGAAAACGGAAAATTATTGCGAAAGCGATTGCATGATCGAGAAGAAAATGCAAAATTAGGACAAAGAGTGGAAAGTGAGTGTACCGATTGTTTAAAAGATGAACGACGACCCCTTCATAAGGTGCACAAAACAAGAGTTTTCAATTTGATGCCTATGTGTCATACGATGTTGGTGAGGAAGTATTTTCTTAGTTATATTGTGTGGTCGATGAGATCTAGACGGAACAGACCCTGTGCTATTGGAATGAATGTTGATTCGATGGAGTGGGATGATATGGTGCGTAAGTTTAAGAGATGTAGCCCATATGGATTCGATGGAGATTATGGAAAATTTGATTCGAAAATGAGAGCAAGAATGATTGTTGAATATTTTGGAAATTTAGTGAATGCGTGGTATGATGATGGCGAAGAGAATGCTAGGATTAGACAAGTGTTGCTGGACGAAGTAGCACACACCATCCACAGAACTGGAAATGCAGTGTTCGAGACATTCCAGTCAAATAAATCAGGAGTTGGAATCACATCCATACTCAACTCGGACGTAAACGAAGCATACCTGGATGTTTGTTGGTTGATAGCAATGTTGATCGCAAGCACAAACGAGGAGCTGACTCAAGAAGAACGAGAGTTAGCTAGAAAGTCTGCAAATATGGCCTCAATGGAGAGAAACACTGTGAAGAAGGTCTATGGAGATGATAATGCTGTGGCGGTTAGTCAGCGGTACGTGAAGATGTACAACGCCATAATAGTAGGAAAGATTTTGAGTGAATTTGGAATTGAGTATACACCAGCTGACAAAGGAGAACGAACTGAAGCATATGTGAAGATCGAAGACCTACAGTTTTTGAAGCGCCATATTGTCAAGCATGAAGAGTTAGATTTGTATCTGGCTCCGATAGACAAGGAAGTGATAGAAGACTTGACTAACTGGGTAAGAAAAAGTGCCAACCCAGAGCGGGCATGTCGTGAGAACTGCGAGAACTCCCTGCGGTATTCGTACCAATGGGGGCGATCGTATTTCTCTCGCCATCGAACACTCGTCAACCAGGCCCTGAGTACGGTGAACATCGAGCCGATAATGGAAACATTTGAAGATTACGACGACATGTACCTGAACGAAGTCTACTGAACCGGAACGAAATAAGAATTTACTGAGTCAAAAATCAAAATAAAAAGTGAATGAATGAGTAGTTGGGGGATCTAGCAGGTGAGGAGCATACTAGTTAAGATTAGAATGAGTGAATAGTGTGCTCACCATAACAACAAAATTGGTACCCTGGGGAACAGGATATTTAATCTTGGTGCGTTAGTCAAACGCTTAAATAGTCGACGCCATGACGTGATTTTAATTGCACGAGTAGGTTTGATACCCTACGGAAAGGTGGTAACCCCACCCGACTCATGGTCCAGCCTGGCCTCGAGAGAATGTCCCTGACCCCAG